TTCTACCTCTGTATCTGCGTCTACATCTAGTTGTCCATCCGTGCTAGAACTTACAGATAAAGCACTATCTCTAAAGGTCATTTTTATTGCGTCATTTAATAATAAAGCAGAGTCATGCACATGAGTTAAAGTTACATCATTATTAGCACCAAAGCCTAACACTGCGGCATCACTATCTAATTTTAAATCATTACTTACAAGAACTGCCGTTGAGGCATTTAAATCAATAGTTGCTTCACCATCTACTGTCAAAACACCATCAGAAGATTGATGTACAAAACTAGCTGTATCACCAAAAGTAAGTTTGTTTGTGCCATTAAGCGTAAGTCCAGTGCCATCTGTATGTGTTAATGTAGTATCTCCATCTGCACCAAAAGTTACGACTGCACTATCTGAACTGAAAGTAAGNTCATCAGATACTATTAAATCATCTTCTACAGTTAGATCAACTGCCGCTAAATGTGCAAAAGCATCAACTACGGCTGCTCCAGAACCTGCACCATCTAAATAAACAACTTTTGTAGTGCCTGGTGTTATCGTTACATTTGCACCAGATCCTTGAGATATAATAATATTCTGTGATCCACTAGTTGCGTTTTCAATAATGTGAACTCTTTTCATAGTATTTGGACTAATTGTTATAGTACAAGCAGAGTCCAATGTTCCAGTGTATTTAATGAACATAGCTCTACCAGCATCGCTTGTTGCGTCTGCCACTGCTGTTGCGTGAGTATCAGCATTAGTCGTTATGGCTTCTGTGCCGAAACCTAGTGCCTCACCTATAAGTTCTAAATTTGTGTTGGTTTTAGTACCCCATTGTCCTGACTGTTCGCCAGTATTCATCTCTTCAAGTCTTAAATTATTTACAAATGTACTCGCCATTATGCCACCTCTTGCCAGTTAGCTGTTTGATTTGGAACTATTAAACTATATACTAGTTCCTCTCCAGTGCCACCAGTAGCACTTACTCCCGTTAAAGATACCACACATTGTGGCACTGTGACAACACTAGATTGTTGTGCTTGTAAACCAACTAATGTAACACTAACTCCAACTTCAGTTACAACAGACTCTGAACCTAATGCAGTTGTACCAACATTTCCAGTAACAGGTGCTCCAGTTGTTGTAGCAATATTAGGAATGCCTAAGGTATTTGCAAAATAACCCATTAAAGCATGATTATAACATTGATAATGCAATGTAGGTGCTCCGTCTGGAACAGTTATTTCTACATATCTAGTTGAGCCTGCATTGAAAGTAGAAGTGTCAACATAAGAAGATTGGGATACAGAAGAACCATCTATATTGTAACTTACACCACTCGTGTACGTTGTATTTTTGTCTTTATCCTCATAAAGATTGATAGGATGGCCATCATTACTGCTATCGCTTTGATCAAATCTGTAAGTATTGCCTTCATATAAAGTTAAAACAACATCTGTTGATGCTGTCGAGCCGTCAATTGCGTACTTGTTTGTTGATCCTTGATTGTAATATGGATGATTGGAAGGATTACCAGAAACAACAGTAACAGTGAATGTAACTGTACTAGCACCAGTTTGACTTATGGCAGTAGTTGCAGAAACACCTGTTGCAGCAACATTTACACCAGGTATCCCATCTGGAGTTCCTAAAGCAGTTGTACCAACAACACCAGTAACAACAACGTCAATCTCTTCATTCCAAGGACCTTGACCCCATGTGCCTCTACCCCAACCTTGTAAGGTAGTGTTTGACAATTTAGGCTATCCTTATAATTGCATTACTCGCATCGGCAGTAGGAAACTGTATTGTAAATGTGCCAGATGTTGAAGTTTTATTAGATGTAAAATCTAACACACACACTGCTTTATTACTATTAGTACTATTATATATCAAAGCACCCATTGCAGTAATTGTTGCAGTAGTAAAACTTAAATCGGCAAAATCTGTAAAAGCGGTTGTTCCAGAAGTTGTTGGCGCAACTTTAGTTAACGTACCACCACCAGAAGTATAAGAACCACTATTTGCAATTTCACCAGTTGTTGTAAAAGCAGTTGTGGTTGCACCTAATGTTGCAGTTGTTGATGACTTCCCACCACCACCTTCTGCATATAACGCTAATTTGAAAGCATTTCCGTTTGTTGCAAAATTATGTGTGCCCAACATTAACTCTTGTTTAAATGCAGTACACATTGCTTGTGCTATAGCCATGTTAAAGTCTCCTTATATATTCAGCCGTTTCTTTTTGACCACTTGATCTTAACGCTTGAATGATAGTACCACGCTCTTCCCTTCTTGCCAATAGCAGATAATGATATAGAACTCCTTTAAGTTGTTCTTTGAAAAGTTTTGCTTGTTGTTTTACATGAGGAGGAGCTTCGTCTGAAATACCTGCTATCTTATCAACAGCTAAATCAGCTATTTGTTCGTTTGTTAATCCACCTTTTTCTGAGGTCATAATATTAACACTTCCAACAGTTGCTGATCCTAAATTAAACATTTTTTTTCTCCTCATAACTTATACCAGGTATATCAACTCTACCTATTAAATTAGGTTTTGAATCAAGTGGTTCTGGTGGTTCTAATTTAGATTTTTTTGTTATTAACATGCTACCTTGTGTAGTTGTAGAAACAAGTGGGTCATCAAGTCTATGATAACCATAAAGTTTTTCATCATCTGGAACATTCATGTCTAGTAAAGATGAACTATTTGCTATATGAACTTTAATTTTTTTAGAGATAGCTATTGCTAACCAAAATTCACAACAAGCTCTACCTGCTTCTGCAAATGCAACATCTTTATGTGTAAAGTCTATTCCATATAAGTGCATGTCAGAAACCTCTTGTGAAATAGCATAACCCAAAGAATATGATACTGTATTATTAAAATAAGCATAACCAGTCTTTTGTATTACTTCTTGTAAAGGAAACTCCACAACATCTGGACATCTTTTATCTAAACAACAAGAGTAAATAGGTATATCTCTCTTACTTAGAAGTCTTTCTGTCATTATATCTGTTTGTTTACCAGCATTGGGCGAGTCTAAAAATCTTGAAGGTGGGTCCATCATAAAACATTTATCATGATAGATAACCCCAGACATTGAGTTTATTGTCCAAACTTCATCAAATTTTTCACTTCTTATTCTAGCTAATATATATTCTGAATAACTATTGCCGAGTGCAATAATTGCTATNCTTTTGTTTTTTAATTTCATTAAGATCTTGGTTGTCTAACTAACCCATCTCTATAACTATCTGAGTAATTTCTACCCTCTGCATAATTTTTCAATCGTGCAAGACATTCTACATATCTAGATGTATAAAGTTGGATTAAGTCGTTTTCCCCTTTCATAAACGTATACGCCTCAACTAAGGCAGCGTACAACAAAGCATCTGGTGCATTCGTACTTATCCAAGTTGTGCCAGAATCATCAGTAGTTAATGATGCAGGCCTATAAAAATAATGTAATTCAACAGCAAAGCTACTATTTGGTGTTGGAGCTACAATAAAAGTATCAACATCAAACTGAGCATAATATATAGGTATACCAGTTGTTGAAGGATTTGGTGAGTATTCTTGAATAAAATTTACATCTTTTTGTAATAAAAAAACATTTTCACTGCTTGAATTTACAAAAGATAAAGAATGAGTTGCTAAATAATCAGATGGTTTTTCTAAAAACTTATTACCGCTTGTCATCGTTCCAGTAACATTTTTTCTAAAGTAATCTAAGTCTACAGATTTAAATATTCTTTCTTCTGCATTTTTAATGAAAAAAGGTATCTCTGCTACAAATGTAGACTCATCATTCTCTGTCCATTCTTTTATAGAATCAGTTAATGTTGTTAATGTAAAACTCATGACACACTCACTGTTACTGTTCCAACTTCACCAATAGCTTTTGGTGTAGCATTAAACACTAAAGTATTTAAATCAAAAATTGGAATCTCTATTTTTTCATTAATAAATTCTACTCTAGGTTTAGGATTTCTTAAAGCTTGTGGATCGGGACCTACACGAATGGGATCTAGTTGTGGGTGTTTAGACTCATACTCATCATATCCAACAGTCAAACCATTCCATTCTTTTCTCATATCTTTTAATTTATAACGAAAACCAGAACGTTCTGAATATCCAAATGCTCTTTTATTACTAGCAAATCTAGCCATTAGACCCTCAAGTATTTAATATCTGGTGTAAGTTTAAGTGGTACTCTATCTTCGTCCTCATCACTTGCCCTTTGAAATTCCTCTTCATAAACACTTTTTAGAATTTGTATCCTATCGGGTGCTTTTTTCATTGATATATAATAAGCAAGTCCTGCAACTAAACAAGGTAAAAAACGAAAAGGAATGTCGTTTGTATTCTGTAAGGTATCTGCGTCTTGTATTCTACGGACATAGTAATAAATTAGACTATCAGAACTAGAATCTGGAGTAGGCCACAAAATTACTGAGGGTGTTATTTTTCTATCAAAATAATATTGACTAGGTCTACCACTTTGATCTTTGTTAGGTAAGTTTAAATAATCGCCTCTAGACATTCTTGATAAACTAAAATCAGTGCCACTTCTTCTTATAACAACTTCTAATAAGTCAGTGTGATCTGCATTGAATGTATAAGATGCAGTGCCAGAAGTTAAAGCTTGAGTGTTTTGTTCAACAGTCCAAAGATTTAACCCTCTATTTGCCCACTCAGAAAACATTATATTTAAAGATCTACGTGCAGTTTTTGCATCGTATCCAGTTCTCATCTCTAAACCACAACGTTCATAAGCCTCTTCAATAGCTTCTGCTACGTCTAAATTAAAATCTCTTGAACTAGATGTTGTCATGTCTTAAGCCATTTTATTTTTATTTTTAGCCATTTTCTTTTTCTTATTTAAGAAAGCTTGGAGACCAGGATTAAGTTTACCTTTTGTTTTGGTTTTCGTTTTAGATTTGGTATTAGTTTTATTTTTTACGTTCTGTATGGCTTTATTTAGTGCGGTTTTTTTGTTCATTTCTTTTTCCTCTTTAGTGCTTTAACTCTTCTAGGTTTACCCGCTGGTTGTCCTAATCTCTTCTTCTGTGCTATCCTACTACGTTTTTCAGCCGCTGTCATCTCTGATGCTGTTTTAGGTGTTTTCTTAGAAATACGTTTAGTTGGTCTACAATAAGGTGTACCTCTTTTCTCACCCTTTTGTCTTCCACACTTCTTACCAGTTCTTTGATCTTTCCAATCTTCTTTGAACCATCTTTTAAGTGCTAAACCAGCTTTTGTTTTTCTAACTGCCATTATGCGTAAAACGTTTCTTTT